ATGAGGTGGCAACGCATCGGGATTATCACTATCATGATCATAAGTATTTTGAACATCAGTTGTATACTTAGTAATATTATCATGAACACTACTATTTCCTCTAGTTACCTTTCTCCTCAGATAATTCATCTGGATAACATCTATTCCACCTATCTCTAAAGTGAAAGTAGTATTACCAATAACACTTATAATTCTACCAGTACCAACAACGGTATCTTCATTATTCAATGCTTCAATAAAGTCTTCTTCTAAGAAATTATGATCAGAAGTTGTTTCTACAGTGAAAGTATTAGTAGCAATCTTTGTAATAATCCTTGGAGTATGTCTTACTGACGTATTATGCATCCAAGAGTTGAAATGATGATCTGCACCTTTATCCACTCCCAAAGTACCAACTCTTATTTTATCGCCTTTATTAAGATACCAAGTATTTGGAACATCAAATCCATCAAGAACACCAGTTATCTGAACCTCAATTTTATCAGTAGAATTGCCATAAGAATATCCATAAGCAACGTTATTATAAACAACATCATCAGCAACATTGTATGAACCCAAAAATGTAGTAAATCCAACGAACTGATTTATGGTTTTTCCACTATAAGTGACAATACCTACATCTTCACCTCTAGTTAACCTCAGTGAACCGCTAGTCGGGAAACCCACTGTAGTATCCACTGTAACGACTGTGGCCCCTACGGAAACCGCATCAGTTAGTCTTGTACGGCCAGGAATAATAAAATTACCATCTAATGATTCTTGAGAAACACTTATCTGATAATAGTGTTCTCCACCATATACAAAGTCTTTTACATCTGAGATAGCACCACTAACACCAAGTATGTTATCATCGTCTTCATCTTTGTCTTGAAATAAAGTAGCACCTTTTAAAGCTCTTGGATCTCCATCTCCAATTTTTTTAACTAAAAAATCTTCCGTAAACCCATAATCAGCATCAGAAGGTCTTAATAAAAATTCTGATGGTTTTATAACATTAACTTCTTCTCCATATAACACTCTAAAGAGAATTTTATAAGCTTCTGACGTACCCTTTGTCTTATAAAAGTCCTTAATCTGTCTAATAAACTTAACTTGGTCTAAATCACTGTAAAAATCCCTCTTTTCGAACCCAGAAGCGAAAGTTCCCTTCGTTTTTTCGAAAAATTCACGAATAAAAAGGTTAGATAAGTTATGAACCCTAGTTCCACCAGTATGAGCAGCACCTACTGAAGTTTTAAATGTTAAAAGATCAGTTTTTGTTGGTTGTTGAAGAGAATCTACACCACTAAACCCTCTGACACACCCTTCAAAGTAAGTGGCACCAATTCCAGTATAAGTTATTATCTCATCGTCTATTTTTAAGAGTCCATATGATGCTGGATATCCCTTTGTAGTCTCAACATAGATCTTTTCATCATATGATTCAGCATTTGTAGATAATCCAGTATATTCCGTAAGTGCAGCACCAACAAATGTCTGCAATTTAGTATATCTGTCAATATTTTCTGCAATATCTACTGTTCCGCCTTGAAATTCTTGCGATTTGTAGTATTGTTTCATAAAATCCACAAAAAGTGGACTTTCTGACTGCACAAATTCAGGTAACTGGTTCTCAATTACCTGGCTTATCTTAACTCTTTGAATTGAAGTATCAATCATTTATGCTGAGTACGTCGTTGTTGATGATGTAGTGTTATATCCACTACCAGAACCTCTATTTGTTGTAGATGAAGCAGTTGATGCAACAGTTTTAGTAGAAACTTCCGATTTAGAATCTCTTGTATAAGTAGGAATGTTATAACTTGACCCTCTAGCGAATCTAGATCCAGAAGTATTTTCCCCAGAAGCAATAATATCCTGAACAACTGTTAAATGAGTGTTAGTCATATCATATTTTATATACAAATCACGCAATCCTATAACATCATTTGATTGGGGTATTGCTTGAATCTCTACAACATCATTTTCTATCTTCGTTGAGGTTATATTAACAGTATCTATGAGGATTTCACCGATGTCATATTTGACAGTACCTGCATTTTTCTTAATAATGTTAGGTTTTCCACCATCTGTATATGTAAAGAAGAAAATTCTTCCTTTTTTATCATCAATTACCTCATCTGCAAGGTAAACAGTGCTACTTACACCCTCTACAGTGAATCCAGTTGATGTAACATTATAAGAAGACTCTCCAACATGGAATTCATTACCATAACAGAGTTCATATTGTGCCCATTGATTAATTTTTGTCCTTAAATTCCTTCTTATAGTCACTTTTGTGATGTTAGAAGTTATTGCATTGTCAACTTGATCAATCAGACTAACAGTTTTACTATATTTGAACCTTCCACCAAACTTATTAACGTCAATTGACTTAGAATATTCGGTTAAAGCACCAGAAATAGCACTTTTTAACAATGCTGGTTGTTGATTATGATTTGGATTGTAATATACTTGACTTTCTGTCTCAACAAATAGGTATTTTAAGTCAATAAACTCAGGAACTATACCAGCAACAGCATAACTTTTCAATTTTGATACCAAATCACGCTTTGTAAAGTCAGAAAGGTAATCTCCATTCCTCGGTTTTACTGAAAGATAGACTTTTCCATACCTTGGAGGGTTTAATTCTTCTCCTCCATAGGATGTTACGGATTCAACATTAGGATATATGTAAGATATCACCGATTCGTAGTCAGAAGAGGTTACGGCACGGTATTGTGATGAGTAAATTCGAGGTGAATAGTATTTAATTGAAGCAATTGACTCAATATCATCACCATCTCTAGATTTCTCAAGTGTCTCAACGAGAGAAACGTTAGTTCCACCTACTACAGCACCATCTTGATTAACTAAACGACCAATAAAACTAAATTCTGAAGCACCATTACCAGTTTTACCACCTGTTGTTAGGTAAGTAACAGTAATATAATTATTATTTGCTAATTTTTTACCAATTATACCATCGCCAAACATAATTTCATATCTTTCATCCTCAACTTCTTGTAAAAGATAAGAATTTGATGTGGATGTTATGCCAATAATGTTATCTAGAGGTGTATAGGTCACAGAAGTTGATGAATTCTCATCAGATTTGACCTTGACTACTATTGTAGAGGTGTCAATAAAGGAATTTGGAAGAATATAACGCTGACTATACTGAGATGTGTTAACTGTGAAGTTTTGTGTTAGTAAAAGACCTTCATAAACATCAATTTCATCAAAATATGCAATTTCGTTTTTAACAGGAACTGTAATATCTTCTGGAATACTAAAAATATAACTTGTATTCTCTGCAACACCATTAACAACTAGTCCAGATTTAAGTGTTAATGTTACAACATCACTTAATCCAGAAACATTAAAGGATATTTTTGCTTTTGCTGATTTTCTAGACCTTGGAACGTATCCAATGTTACGTGCTAGTGCAACAACATTCTCTCTTAATGTGGCAGAGTCGAGAAAATTCTCATTAACTGCCATATTTGTATTGTAGGCAGTAATGTAAGTATTATAAGCAAGTGCATCTATTACGACAGAAAGATTAGATCCTTCAAAGTCATAATCTGTAAAGTTATCATTAGACCTCAAATAATCCTTTATCGAGGTTTTTATTTGATCAAAGTCTAGATTTACATATTGTCCAAAGGCCATTATACTCTAGCTGGGAAAAGGAGAACGTCTACTGCCTGACTTGGAGCTTCTAAACCAGTAATGGAATAGTTTACTCTAGCAGACATTTCATGATTTGAACCATCTACATCAATTGCTACATTATCAATTCTAATTCTTGGTTCATATTGATTAAGTGCTGAAGTTATTTGATTTTCAATTCCAATGGCATTTAACCCACTATCTAATTCAAATAAACTTTGGTTAATTATTGAACCAAAGTCATTGACAAATGGTTTTTCGCCAACAATTGTCAAAATAATATTGTGTACAGATCTTTTAATAGCATCTTCATCTTTAATAACCATAAGGTCATTAGTAATAGGATGCTTTTTAAATGATAAATTAATATCTTTAAATGATTTAGATCTTTTAGCCACTATTATTAAATAAAATCTTTAAACTCTTATATATTTAGTAGTATTACAAAACAATTTTACCAGCACCATCATCATATTCGATTTCATCATAGTCTTTTTCAATTATTTCATTCAAATCCTTAGACTTCTTGGTCTTTTTCAACATGTCGTCGTTATATACCTCTTGTAGAAGATTAGATTCGTTATCCATAATACACTCTGAAATATAATATCTTACTATTTATATGCCTCCAGTCTGATTTGAACAGACAACCTATGCTTTACAAAAGCATTGCTCTACCGTTGAGCTATAGAGGCAACGGGATAGAAGGGACTCGAACCCTCAACTTCCACCGTGACAGGGTGGTGCTCTAACCAATTGAACTACTACCCCATATGGAGGTAAACGGACTCGAACCGATGACATCCTACTTGCAAAGCAGGCGCTCTACCAACTGAGCTATACCCCCGAAGCGGATAAAGAGATTCGAACTCTTGACCTTCTCCTTGGCAAGGAGACGCACTACCGCTGTGCTATATCCGCAGGCTGGGGTAGCAGGGCTCGAACCTGCGACAAATTGATTAACAGTCAACCGCTCTACCAGCTGAGCTATACCCCACCGTCAAAACCAGAATCTCTGTCTGGAATGAAATCAGGACAAACTAATGCACCTGCAAGTTCTCTAGCTTGTAAATTGTGTTCACACAACTTATTCATCCAGATCCTTTCACTTAATTCTACTGTACCATCTGTTGATAGGATTCGGCAACAGATATCAGTTATTCTATTCCTATAATTTGTACTTAAGGGCATAATAGAGTAATTGCTTTTGGTAATATGTAGTATTCCTTCCTTTGAATTGCCTTAGTTAAAGACTTTAAATCATCATCAGGTAGAATAGGAATTTCTTCTTGTAATATTATTTCTCCACCATCCAACTCTTCATTCACATAATGTACAGTAACACCAGTCATGGGATCACCACTCTCTAATGCTTTTTCTATTGCATGAAGTCCTTTATACTTGGGAAGTAATGAAGGATGTAAGTTGATTATTCTATTTGGAAATGCATTAATAAGATCAGTAGATACTACTCTCATCCACCCTGCTAAAACAACAAGGTCTACATTCCACACCTGTAAAAGTTTTATTATATGATCTTCATCTTTATGATCAATATAACAATGAGGAATACCCCACTTCTCTGCCCTCTTGGCAGCACCACACTTTTTTTTATTGTGAATCATTATCACAACCTCATGCTTATTGCATATGGGATTTCGAACGATGTTCTCGAAGTTAGTTCCGTTACCAGAACACATGACTCCTAGTTTCACCTACCCTGACCACGATAAGTTTTCTTAGCCTTGTTAGAAGAGGTAGCAGCATATTTGGTATGCTTACCATTTCCTTGTCTTGTTTTCTTAGGAGTTGATTCTAGTTCAACTGTTCCCCAAGTACCAGTCTTTGATTTTGCCATTA